GTAGATACCAGAATAAAGACGGAAGTCTTACAACTGCCGGTGAAAAACGGTACGCAAGAGATGCGAGAGAAAAAGAGTTTACTAAATATGATTCGTCAACCGGTCAATACTATAAGCAATCGAAAAAAAATGGGCGAAGCGACTTAGCATTTGATGCAAAACGATATGCTAAAGAGGATACAGAGCGTGCAAAACGTTTAATCGATTCGAGTAAAAATATAACGAATGATGTAAAACGTAGTATTGACACATCTAACAGAAATCGTAAAGTTCCAAAGATGGATCTTAGTAATATGACTGATCAGCAGATGAGAGAGCAAATTAATCGAGCTATCCTAGAACAGCAGTATAATAATATGTTTAACCCGAAGAGAGAGTCGAAAGGTAGAGAGTATGTTAGTCATATACTTGATTCTGCTGGAAACGTATTGGCTATCACTAGTTCTGCCTTAGGTATCGCTTTAGCTATTAAAGAACTTAGGGGGTGATCAATTATGAACGAGATATATCATCATGGTATCAAGGGGCAGAAATGGGGAGTTAGACGTTATCAGTTTGCAGATGGATCACTTACACCGGCGGGAGAAAAACGATATTATATAAATCAGAATAGTAATAAGGTAAGTCGCCTCTCTTCTTTAGCGAGTATGAAAGTTAAAGATATTGCCAACAATGCACGCACTCAAATTACCGGTAAGCAATATGTTGATTCTTGCTTGAAAAAAGGAACCACTTTCTCACGAATTCAGACAAGTAAAGACTTCGAGAACTTTGCTTTCTACGCTACTTATCTGAAAACAGATTCCGACAAGTATATGGGACTGTTCGGAAAGAATTTGACGAGTCGTGCAAAAGCAGCAGCGAAACAGGCCGAAAAACAAGCTAACGCTTCT